TGATTCGCCACCTCTTCCAATGTTAGAGGCTCTAGCGGCTATGTCATCTTTAGCGGCTTGGTCATATATATCTTCTTTAACTTGGTCAATCACCTCTGATTGGTATGGGTTATAAAATTTTGATATGTAACTTCTTTGATCGTCTGCGGGTCCTACCATTTGTGAAGGGTCATACCCTATGTTTGCGTAATCTCTTAATAGTTGCTCTGACTCGTCTAAACCGCCAAGTTTTTTTGTTGCAACGCCTTCTGGGTCGTATTGCTGTCTGCCGAATAAACTTTCAAGACCTTGCCCAAAGTATCCCTCTGCGCCCATGCTTGTAAGTGCATTCTGGTCATCAAACTGGTTAAATAAGTACGGGTCTTGAATGCCAATGTTTTCTCTGGACAGCTTAATCGCTGCTAACTGCTCAGGAGAAAGTCCTGCCACTTGCTCAGGAACGACAACAGGATTGCCTTGCTCGTCATAAAATGTTTTCTCAGAAGCTCTGAATGCTTGTTGCATAAAGCCCGGTGAGTAGCTTGAAGTTCCCGGTATGCCTGAGCCAAAGAATAATTCTCTGGTGGTTGGGTCTAGCGTTCTAAACTGTTGTTGTATATCTGTTGCGATAGGCTGCTCTACTGCCATTATGCTGCGCTCCCAAAGTGTTCCATAAGCTTATACATTACTCTGGTGCCTGAGTCTCTTGTAGGCGTTCCGTTAGGAGTAAGTGTAAGTATGCCGTTGTTATCGTTTACATCAAAAGAGCCAGCTCCTCTTACAGCCTTGGATGTCATAACAAACTCTCCATCGGAAAGCATGGCTGGTATATCGTCTGAAGTTTCTGTTCCGGGTCCATCAATTTGACCGTCTTTCATAGGAAAATTTTCTGGGCTAATATCTATCATAGGGTCACCACCTTCCGCCATAGCCACAGAACCACCGTTAGCAAAAGCCATGATGCCTCCGTATCTTGCCATTCTTGGTGCGCCGCCACTTAAAGCTGGCATGCCTTCAGGGTTTAGACCGAACTCAACTCTGGATGGAGAGCCTTCGCCTGCTTGTCTAGCCATCTCAGCCGCTATGTTGTATCTGCCTAACTGGTCCATTTGAGTGAGTGGAGTTAAAGGTACGCCTTTTTGATCTTTGGCTTCTTCATAAGCCAACTTACCAATTAAGCCTGCAAGTCCTGCTATGCCTAATTTGCCCATCATGCCCATGCCGCCACTTGTGGTGCCGTCACCTCCACCAGTTAGTGCATTTTGTATGGCTCCAACAGCACCTCTGTTGGAAACAACTTTACCCTCAGACCTAGCTTTTGCAACCAATGCATTAAATGTTCCGTTAGCTTTTGCCGCTTCAATGTCTTCTGGAGAATATCCTGCCGAAACTAACTCTTCGGTTCTAGTCATGCCGTCATCGCCAGTTACGGTTTTAAACAAGTCTTCTATTCTACCTAAATTTGATTGATCTGAAAAAGCATTTGCAACGGGGCTATTTACTAAATTGCCTGCTCTGTCAATTTTTCCAGCTTGCCTTAATTCTTCAATGCCAAAAACATCTCCAGAAGCTATTTCTTTGTATGTTCCATCTGGCAACATTTCAAACTCAGGCTGACCACCACCACCAAATAAACTGCTAATGCCTTTTTTTACGCCACCAAAAAAATCACCTACCTTACCAAAACGACCTATGCCGTCAGAACCACCGCCAGTAAAAAATCCTCCACCAGTTGATGTAGCCTTTGGCGTTCCGCCAAACAGCTTACTACCCCCATAACTTAAAGCACCGCCCAATAAAGCCTCTTTGGTTGAAAGTCCTTGCGCTTTACCAACTCCTGCGGTAAGAGCTGCTTTAGCCAAAGGTCCAACGCCCGGTATAAAGTTTATTGCTACAGGAGCAACTTTTTTAACAATTTTTTTAGTTTTTTTCCAAACATCAGATAAAAAGCCAAACTCTTGAAAACCTGTTTCTGGATTGATTGATGCAATGCCACCAATCTCACCAGTAGAGTCAACAACTCTGGTTCTTGGGTCTATGCCCATTTGATTCATAGTTTGCTCAAGCATGTCTGCGGCTTGTGGGTTTGCTTCCAACACTGGTGCTGGTATAACAACCTCACCCTCTGATAAATGACCTATGGTTGTGTCGCCATCTCTGCCCATGGACATTAACTGTTGTATGCCTTCAGCATTAATATTAGTCATTGCACTCACTGGTTGCATCCTGTCTTGCAACAGCTCTTCTTGAACTGCTGGTGGAGCTACTTCTTGAACGGTTTGTACAAAGGCATCAATGTCCATGCCTGTACCCATTTCACTAACAATTTCTTGCTGTGCTTGAATTGATTCTGGTGAGTTCTGCGGTGTGCTTAAAATAACTCTTACTTGTTGCTCAAATCCCATCTCAACCAACGGCTGCATAATGCTGGTGTCTACACCTGACATCATTGGGTCTGGAACGCCACTAAGCAAAGATTTGTTGGCTCTTACTGTGTCAGGCACAGCGTTCATAACCATATCACCCTCTATGTCTGACATAGCGCCTCGTGTGCCTTCACTGGCTACCAATGGTCTTGCATTTGGATTTTCAGCCCGAAACACATCTTGAGACATAACTTGATTGTCACCTTTGTACACAACCTCGTCTCCGATTCTCATTTCCCGAGAAAAATTTCCGTTGTCTTCAAACATTCTTCCAGCTCGGTTATTATCTCCAAGAGCCGCCATAACTTTTTGTGCATCCATTTCAGTCATAACGCCTGAGCCTATAACTTTATTTTTAAAGTTACTTAGCAAATCTCGATACACAGGCATATTTTTTACTCTTTCCAATTGTTTTAAAAGATTTATGCGCTGTTCCACACGAAGATTTGGTTGCATTGCTTCGTCCATCATACGCTGGACTGTAATAAAATCAGGCACATACGGAACTCCTCCAAGAGCTTCCGTGACTCTTTGTGTATCAAAATCTGTCATAAGACCCGGACCAACTGTCTCAGTTTTAAAGTCACCAACCAAATCTTGAAAATTTGGCATCATATCCATCAAAGGACTGCTTGCACTAAAAGAAGGTTTGCCATTGTTAAAATTCATGCCCGCTTGAAACAATGGAAGAGAGTCAGGTCTTTCCATGTCTGTTAAAAGATTCTGTACTCTGTCTGTTAAATTTAATTCTGCCATAATATTCTCTAACAATAACTTATTTTAAATATAAATAATATCACTTTAAGTCTAAGTGTACCATTTTTCTACATCCCAATACTCAGAAGCAACACCCAGTGTAATGGTTGTATCTCCTGCGGTGCTAACTGTTACAGAGCCTACCAGAGCGTTTGCCTCGTATCCTTGTGGCGAAAACGGCTCATGAAGCTGTATCCATGTGTTTCCAGTATACACCTGTAACACGCCGATATTTGTGTTCCAAACAACATCACCAGCCACAAAATTAAACTCTGATAATTCTGTGTCGTTAAATTGTGGCGTTCTGCTTGGGTCAAACTGCCCTAAATTTAACTCAAGTATTCTAACCAATCTGTTAAATAGATCGGCATTTACCTCGTTTAAAGCCGTAGGCAGTCGTGACGGTAGCAGCTTTGCCATTACCTTCTGCCATCAGGCTGTAAATCTAATCTTGTATAACCTAACCGCCATTGTACGCCAAGCCTGTTACCAGACGCGCCATCATCATCGCTTTGCAATCTAATGACAGCTTGTCTTGCTCTGGCTCTAACATAAAGTTGATCGGTATTATTGGAAACATCTTTTGTAACATTTGTTGACAATGATTCGCTAGGAAAGTTTCTGGTTTTTAATAGCATATTAATAATAGGTCCACCACTATTTGTGTTGGTGCCATAAAATTTTATATCCGGAATTATTCTTTTTATAAAAGATAAGCTGTTGCCTTCGTTTAAATCAAAGTCCGAGCTTTCTACAAATACATTGTCCATTGGCGAGCCATCGTCATCTTGCCCAGTCTCTTGGTTGTATAGATAATTGTTTGCTGTTGCTACCGGTCTTTGAAAAACATCTTCGTCTATCCAAGCGGTTCTAACCAATGAGCCAATGCTCCAAGTGCCTTCTGAGTAATTGTAAATAACGTACCTTGATACTTCCTCGGTTCCATCTTTGGTTGACGGATAGAACCACCACACTTCATTAAACTCTTTGTTTAAGATGGCAAATGTTTTATAAGACTGTCCTATCTCTAAGCCTTCTTGCACATAGCTTAAAACACTGCAAGCCACTCTTTGCACAGAACCATTGTACAAATAAAATCCGTCTTGCGACATCCAGAAGACACCGTTAGGTGAATTAATGCAAGCATTAGGGCTTATCATGCCAACGCCTTGGTTAATAAGATTTACTGAGAATGTAAGTGGCGGTCCGACAAACTGCATGGAATACAAAGAAGTGTCAGTCCATATTAATGTTTCTTGTCTCGATCTAATGCCACCAACAATTTCACTGCCCGATGACAGCCTTACTGAGCCTGCTGTGTTTGTGGTTTGTGGTTGCCATTCTGTAGCGCTTTCCTGATCTGAAAAAGCAACCAACATGGGGTCAAGTGTTCCTGTTCTGGCTCCACCCACAATAGGGTCTGCGCCCAAAACAATAACGTGCCTGTCCGTATCGCTGACAATTACTTGCATTCCAACAGTTGGCGCTAAGTTTGCTCCTGCCAAGGCTGTAATGTTCACGGCTCTGGCGCTTGTTCCTCCAGATTTATCCCAATAAAATATTCCACCAAACCTCGGGTTCATAAGTAAATCTTCACCAAAGTTATCAGATGACCACAATCGCAACTGATTGGTAAAAGACAGAGATGTTGCGGAGCCAAAAGTTCCGTCTCCCCATAATCCTGCTCCCCAACCACTTGAAGAAACATATTTATCAATGCCCACATTTAACTGATAAGCGCCATCTACGCCAGCGCCACCATTGCCAGTATCGCTAGAATTAGCCGTTACCGCGTCACCAGAACTGTCTTTGGCTATAAACGTATAAGTGTTTACAGTCGGCGTAGACAATATTTGATACTCTTGGTTTAAAACGGTTGCTGTGATTGTACCGCCCAAAGTTGCGGCTCCAGATATTGTGACAAAATCATTAGCAACAGCGCCATGGTCGGAGTCAGTTGCCGTGATAGTAGAGGAGCCGTTGGTGGCTGCAAAAACAATGCCGTCTGTTGTTGTTGCTCTGATGGGCGTAATGTCATAAAAAACATTACCTTCTTGAACGTATGATTTTAAATGAGTTCCTAGAAAAAGAAATTTGGTGCCGTCTAATGCTACCCAAGCAAACAGATTTCTGCATGTTCCTAAAAAACTTGTTGCTTGATTTTTTGCCCAACCGCCAATTTTTTCCACAAATTCTTTGCGAAATCTTATTAAAGATGAGTCGAACCAGCCGCCTGCGTTAGTGTAGGAAGTTCCTTCTCTATCTATTCCTGCTTTGAATTGAAATTTTGCTAATGGCATGTTTCATTTTCTACTAAGCGATTCTAATAATCGCTGTAGAAGCTGCTGCTGCTGGAAATACAATAGTAAAGTCGCCTGCTGTAGAAGTCTTGTCGCCACCAAAATCAATAGTTGCTACTGACTTGTCACCGTTCGTGTCGTTGTAAATCATGCAACCTCTGGCTGTAACCGTAGCTGTACCAAAGGTTAAATCTGCAAAATCTGTAAAGCCAGTAGTACCAGCGCTAGTAGGTGCGACTTTTGTTAAAGCTGCTCCGCCAGATGTGTAGTTGGTTCCAGTTGCTTGACCTGTTGTGGTAAAAGCCGTGGTAGTTGCGCCTAATGTGGCTGAACTTGTGTATAAAGCCAGTTTAAAAGCGTTTCCGTTGGTAGCAAAATTATGTGTTGCTGTAAGCAGTTCTTTTTTAAAGCTGGTTGTGAGTGTTGATGTAATTGCCATTTCAAATACCTTTTATTATTTTTGCCAAATCTTTAGCATCTCCTTGGGTTAATTCTTGAATCAAAGAGGCTTTATAAGATTTTATAGCATTTTTGATATATATCAAACAAACTTTATAAATTAAATCTTGGTAGGCTCTGGCTTGGTCTTTAATGTGTTGTTCGCTATTGTCGGAATATCCAACTATTTTGTCGGTTAATTGCTTTGCCCAAAACTCAGGAGGGTGTCCTCCGTGATTTGAGGTGGCTACCTCTATTATGCCAAGCTCCGGCAAACCTCCGGGCGTTAATTTATCTACCACTTGTCAGGCTCCCTTAAATGTTCATCGTTTCTACCTATAAGCGTAGGTTGTGCTTGCATCTCTTTAAAAGCCAGTTCGCTTGCTTTTTTTGTTATTAGCTTATTGTCATCCTGCATAACAACCAATGGGTCTTTTAGTCTGTGATAACCATAAAGCTTTTCTTGATCTGGCACATTGGTATCTAACAAAGCGCTAGAGCCAGCAACTCCAACCTCAACACCAAGCTCAGTTGCTTTAGCCAACCAATACTCAACACAAGCCCTGCCTGATTCTGCAAAGTGTAAATTGCTCTTGTAGCTAAAATCTACCCCATACAAATTTATGGCTCCAACTTTATTCCACAATGCAAAAGCAATTGCGTATGAAACTGTGTTATTTAGGTAATGACAATTAAATGCTTGTAAGACTTCGTCAATTGGATACTCAACCAAATTTCTGCATCTGTCATCTAGCTCACATGTATAGACCGGCGCAAGACCATTTTTTAAAACATCCAGCATGCCACTTGTTTGACCGCCAGCATCGGTACTATCAAAAAATCGACTGGCTGGGTCCATCATAAAAACCCTGTCATGAAATATTACAGAGCCAACTGCATTGATAGCCCACACTTCATCAAAGTGAGTGCCGTGTGATTTTGCTAAATTGTAATCAAACCAACTATTGCCTAGACCGACAATAGCCACAGTTTTGCCCTTTAAATGTTCTAACGGTTCCATTAATTCTCCTCTCAAAAAAAATTAACTTACATTTCTTCTTAACGAATCATACCTCATTTGATCTCTAGTATCTCTTCCTTCGCCAAGATTTTTAAGTCTTTCTAAACTTTCTTTAAATTTTGCATCATACAAAGCTATGTCTGCCTGCTCTGCTTTTAAAAATGTTGCGCCTTCAACCAAGCAACCATACAGCAATGTATCTGGAGCATCGGTAGACAAATATGTTGTACCGCTTTCTGCGCCAGAGGTTAACGAGGCTGGTCTTGCTAGATAATGAAGTTCTACCGAATAATCTGCATCTGGAATTGGACCTACTTCAAAAGAGCTTTGGTCAAAAGTAGCGTAATACTTTGGCTTGCCTGTGGTTGTCGAATTCGATACATACTCTTTTATAAAAGAATTGTGTTTAAAATCTAAGTAAGTGTATTCATTGCTACTGATAACCGCTAACGAAAAACTTGCCAAGTAGTCAGACGGCGTAGCCAAAAATCTATTGCTTGTAGTCAAGTTTCCTTGCACATTTTTTCTTTGGTCTGGAAGCTGCACTGACTTTAAAATTCTTTCTTCTGCTTGCTGTATAAAAGTTGGAAGCTGTGTAACAAAAGTTGTTTCCTCAGTTTCTAAGTAATCTTTGATTGCTGTTTTTAATGTAGATAAAGTAAAGCTCATGATGAAACCGTATTAATTTGACCACCCATGCCTGAGTGATTAGTACAATAATAATACAATGTTGGAGCCGATGATGCTACTTCTATTTGTGTGTAAGCGCTTGATGAACCCGGAGTCCCATTGGTTGTAACTCCTGTTGTGTATTCTGAGCCACCGCCATGCGTTCCATCCGAAGTTGTTGAAAATCTTAATGGATGAGTACCATTGCTGCTATCTGATTGGTCGAATTTATACGTTTGTCCTTCAGTTAGGTTTAAAGTTGCTGATCTTGAACCATCTATATAAAAATAATTTGCTCCAGAATAACTTGCAACTGTTACTGTATAAGTAGTAATTGATGGAGATGGTGATGGAGACGGCGATGGCGATGGCGTTGGCGATGGCGAAGGCGTTGGCGAAGGAGACGGTGTTGGCGTAGGGTCATACCCGAATAAAAAACCAACTGAGCCTGTCATAGCACTAGGAGTAGTTAAAACTGACCCTATAATACCAAGGTCATGATTAGTGTAAACCGTAAAAGCTGATGGCACTACACTCACATCGGGTCTTGGCTCTCTAATTGCTTGCGGGTCAATTAATTTTTTTGTTGGAGTTAGTTGTGGATGTTTTGATTCCCAGCACTCAGAACAAGTTTTTAATTTGTTCCATTCTTTTTTTAAATCTGCAAGACCATATCTAAAGCCACATCTATCGCATATTCCGTATGCTTTTTTACTAGATGCAAAAGCCATTATGCAATGTTGTAACTTGAAACATCGGGAGTAATTCTGACCGATGCCCTGTCTTCATCTTGCTCCATAGCTCTAAAAAATTCTTCGTCATAAATTTGTTTGAGTAACGCGGTTCTTTCTGGGCTTTTTTTAATAGATAGGTAGTAAGCAAGACCTGCTGCCAAGCAAGGATAAAACCTAAAAGGTATATCAAGCGTATTGGTTGCTGAGTCTGCGTCATCCATTCTTGTCAAGACGTTCATGTAAACAGTGTATTTACTTGAGGCATCAGGAGCCGGATAAACGCTTATGGTTGGAGACAATTGTTTATCAACAAAAAATTGCAAAGACTTGCCTGTTACTGATTTGTTTGGAACCGCAGAATATTCGCTTCTGGATAGCCTTGTCATTTGCAGGTCTACGCTTTCACTGTTAACGGTTTCTCTTACAAAGGCATCTAATACATCAATAGCAGCCGTGCTATTTACCGAATCAACATTGTATGTTGTTGTGCCTGAAACCAAAGCAACCGTCTTTTGGCTTATAGTCCACTGGTTTAATCCACGGTTAGACCATTCAGCCAACAATAAATTTAAACTTCTTCTGGCTGTTTTAAGATCGTATGCTGTGCGTAACTCAAGACCACATCTTTCAAATGCTTCTTCAATATAATCAGCTACCTCTAACTCGAAATTTTTAGAGCTTGAAACTGTCATAATTTATTTTTTAAGTTTTCCGCCTCTTCCAAGCTTTTTAATGCCTGACTTACCGGCTCCGCCCATTGAAAATTTTCTAACACCTGATTTACCAGCACCGCCCATTGCAAATTTCTTTATGCCTGATTTACCAGCGCCGCCCATTGCAAATTTTTTTATGCCTGATTTAACAACTTCAGCGCCTTGAGCTGCTCTTCTTTGTTGAGATGCTCCGGCTATTACATCGCCACCAGATTTCATTTTTGTAATTCCTGATTTTTTCATAATTAATTCCTACGATTTAAAATTTTTTGGAACTCATCTTGGTTCCAATTATTATAATAACCTATTTTTTCCAATCTTTCAGAGGCAATGTTTAAAGTATCTAATCTTTGCACAAAAACCATATTATAACTTTCTTCGTATAAAGGCTCAAAGTCATCCTTTTGGTCTAACACGCTTTTCTCTTCGTGGTCTTGATGAAAGCCCATTACCCATAAATTTTTTTTATTTAAAAAAACATTCATCATGCTTATTCTTTCGTTAAAAACTTCTAACAACAAATCGACATTAAAATCACAGTAAATCGCAACGTCTATTTCTTTTGGAAAATTGTCACTGTATTTGATTAAATCTAGCCATTGCAAATTATCGGATTTAATTATTTTTACAGAATTATTTTGCCAAGTTTTGTTAGCGTAGGGACACACTGGATGATTGTCCTGACTGTCTTCTAAGACTTCTTTCGACCAAGCCCTAATCTCTTCTTTAATTTGTGATAATTCCACTACTTTGCAAAAGTTTTAACATTTGTGGGTTTGCCGCCAACGCCCTGTTTTTTGCTTCTTTTTCTTGTAACTGCTGATTTTATTTGTGATTTAGACATAGACTGTGCCTTGGATTTAGGCACACACTTTGGGTATTTTCTTTTTGAGCCTTTGGTAGATTTTCTGCCACAAGATTTATAACCACCGCCTTTTTTCTTTGAACCAATATCGACCCATTCTTCAGCGAACCAACGGCGAAGACCCATTACCTGCCACGCATTTTGGTTTTTTTCCTGCGATCATCCATCACAGCTCCACAACCACGGGCTATAAAACTTTTCATTCCGGCACCTGTTTTAACTCCACCGCCATTGTTCATAAAACCAATTTGGTTTCTTACTTTTTTTGGCAAGTTCGGCAAACCTTTGTTGTCTGCTGGTATCGGTTTTAAATTTTTTTCCATAATTCCACCTTTGTTTTTGTATTGACCGCCCATTTTTTTATACTCTTTAACCATGTACGCATTTGCGTATGCACTTGGGTACACATCAAATTTAGCTCTAGCCTTAGACTTAGCCTTGCTGTATAAACTTGGATTTTTTACATTGTCTGGTATTGCCATTTAACACTTCCACCTTTTTCTTGCTTGCCTAATTCTGGAATTAGGATCATTTCTAGTTTTAGCAGAGCTTTTCTTTAGTTGACCTAAAGACCTTGCACAATAAGACTTGCGCCTTTTTGCAGCTTTGCTACCTTTTTTAACTTTGCCGGTCACGGCTGTTTTAAGCTTAGAACCGGGATTCTTTCTTTTGTATGCAGCTACGCCTTTTTTGGTCATGCCCGCTCCACTTTTGGTAGAGCGGTAATTACCACCTTTGCCGGTTGTTTTTCTTATCGGCTTAGTTTTTTTTCTAGGCTTGTCTGCCACTATTCATTAATAGTTTTTACTTAAAACTAATATAATTGAATAGGTGTCGCCAGAAGAATGTGCCACGGTTGTTAAGTCAATATCACCTGTTACACCGCTACCCGCATTATTGGGTATGCCTGAAAACAAATCATAATACTCATCACCTGTACTATCAGCCGGTAACCCGGTTAGCAAAACATTTGTGCTTGCATCAAATTCTAAATTAACACCCATGCCTCTGGTTGCCCAGTAAATTCTGGAAACGGATACTGACGTGCAAGCTTCTCCTGCTCTATTTGCATTTAAAGCCGACACATCAACCTTTTTTACTGCCGCCTCACCACTGCCATCGCTGACATTGGTGAATTTAAGAATAGCCGTTTTTTGACCATCTTGGATGGTTTGCGATGTTACTACATCAGCCATAATTTACTCCTGTTACGCTACTGTAGCTATTGGAGTTGATAGAGCAGTTGTCATCCACTTGGAGTTTGTTCCATCATCTGAAACACAAGTCATAGAAACTCTAGCATTTAAAACTGTTGAGTTTACTAGGGTTAAAGTATCTCCTGCTACATCACTTACTGCGTTAGCTGCTGTTCCTGCAACCAATG